TGTATCGTGAATAGTAGTAGTATCTGTAGCTATAATCACAAAAGGGATAGAATCCCCTTTTATGTACCGATTTCTGTACGTTTTTGTGTACACAGTATCATGCACCTCTTTGACTTTTACATACTTGGATAGGTCAATATCCTCAGTTTTATTAGATTTATGACATGATTCATAGGCAAATACGCCTAAGAAAAAGAATCCAATAATAAGTAAATAGTCTCTAAGATGTTTCATATTATGCTAAAGTATAATCTCCAGTTCCTTGTAAACCAACTGAATATGTTGCAACTCCTTCTACTGGGCCATCTACTGAAACTGATTCAATATTGCAAGTACCAGAAAATACCTTAGTACCTATTGTGAAAGTCACAGAAATCTGAGTATTGTTCTCTTGGTCTGTAAGCATATCAAAATAGTCATAGTTGTCTAAAGTGATAAGACCATCACAACTAATGCTAAATGACTTAAAACCATAAACATATTCTTTTCTAAATCCAGAAGATTTGTTAGTAATATCTATTTGGTCTGAAGATACTTCTAAAGAGCATGATGTAGAAGCCGCAAATACAACCCCACCTTTAGCTAAAATCACATTTGTTCCGTTAAGTGCCATTTTATTATTATTTTATTGTTATACGAATGTAAAGGCTCCAGTGCCTTTTAATGATACAGAATAAGTACCTACACCTTCTGCTGGTGCGTTTAAATCTACAGAAACTACATAAACATCTGCATTTACAGTTACATTTCCTCCAGGATTGACTATTTGAAACTTAACATTTAGCTTAGTTCGAGCAATTTGAGCATCTAATAAGTCTTTATAATCATAATTATCTCTTGTAACAAATCCATCTGCACTAATCTCAAATTCTAAATTAGTAGGTAAAAACTCTTTATAATTACCAGTTGCAGCAGTAGTCACCTCAATTAAAGAAGAACTTGATGTAAAACTACAAGTCGTTGAAGCACCATAAACATTACCAGCACTTACCGATGAATTGTAAAGAACCATATTATTACCAAGCGTTATAGACATTTTAATTAATTTTTATTTTCTTGTATTTAAATTCTTGAACACATCAAGAGATATAGTTGTACCAGCAAAGTTAATTTTACATAATTTAACATCTTGCACAGCATTTTTTAAATCCCAACTAAAAGATTTCATTAGATAATTATAAGTGTTTACACCATCATAAGAATATGTAAATTTACTATTTAACCAATAGCCTATAGTTTTAAATTGACCATCTATTACTATTTGATTCTGAACTTGGTCTATACCAATATCTTGAACAACTAAAGTAAATAATTCTGTACTACCATTAGTACCTCTACCAAATTGATTAGCAAAACCACCATTTATGTCATTAGTGTACATACCCACATAAGATGAAGATACCACATCTCTTGGTTGTGCAGCATTTTTTGAATTAGAATCTGCATTCCTAAATATATCATCATACATAAACCCTAAACAAAAGTTTTCTGTTTCAGTATGTTGAAACTGTGAATCTTTACTACCTACTTGTCTTAACGCATTATAAGCATAAATCTGACTTGTAGGCCCAAGATTTTGACACAAGAAATAACTTAATTCAAATTCTCCACCAGGATTAATTTCAAGTGGTCTTAAAATAATGAATATAATTCTTCCATTTATAGGAACTAAAACCTCTTTAGGGAATCCAACTGGATAAGCATTAAGTGTAAAAGTTGTTGTTGTAAATGTACCAGTATTATCTAAATATTGAGCAGTACTACCATCATCTGGGTCAATTCTAACAATAAATCTTTCAGTACAATCAAATGCAAAACTTAACCACATAATACTTAAATAATCACCTGCACTAACTGTGTTGCCAGATGACCTAATACCTCTATTTGTTTCACCAGCGTTAGTAGTCAAGTCTGAACTTATTAAACCACCAAGAGTTGGGTCTGCTTTAGTTGCTATCATACCAGTCTCAAGCCAAGCATCTACATTGTTAGTACCAGACCAAGACATAAACCAACCATTAGAAATAAGTTGTTTTACATTATATATTGGACTAAACTGACTATATGATTTTTGTGCTCTATTAAAACTTAGCATCATTGATTGACCAACTTGCTTAAAGTTATCCGTATTATCTATTTGTACTGATGCAGTATTGCTTACATTTTCTGTAGACAAATAAGTTCCAGAACTATTATATACATAATAATTAATAGAAGATTCTCTTGTTAAAGAACCATAACAAGTTAAATACCATTTGTCATTTTTGTAATAACACTCCCATCCAAATCTTCTACATAAGTACTCTAAAATATCATAATAATTTAAATACTCGCCATACTGCTCCATTAGGTAGTTCTTCTTTAGATACATATTTTCTACATTTCTTGAAGCTACGTTAGCAGTCTTATAATATTCATTTAAGTAAATATTTAAAGTAAACTCAGTTTTAGATAAACATTCAACAATTAAATCTTTAATACTAACTCTTTCATCTGGGAGAAATCCAACCCCATTATTTAAATTAAAGTAATATTTTTTGTTTTTAGTTCTTGATAGACCATCTACAAATGTTAAACTAAACTCATTTACAGAAGTTGTATTGTATTGTACGCTATCTACTGGCAAATAAAACCCTCTCCATATAGTATTTGACCAAGTATAAGTAGAACCATTATACGTTCCGCTATTGACAACAATCATAAAATCATTATCATCAGCAGATAAAAACTCTTCTAATAAAGTAAAATAGTTAGTAGAGGTTTGACTATAATTTCTTAATATATTTAAAGTAGCCCTTGATGACATTATAGGCAAGTATGAATTACCGTCTGAATCTACTGTCTCTATAACTAAAGGAGAATTAGTGCCAGTTATTGGGAATATTGTTGTATCTGCATAACCATCTTTATAAATTAGTACCCTATAGGCATTATAAGTACCAGTTGAAGGTTGAAAAACATCGCTAAATATTAGCTGGTATTTTGGGTTTATAAATGCCATTATTAAAAAGTGTTTTGGTTATTTCTACTTGCTTTGTTCATCAAAATTAATAAATCATTACCACTTATTCTCGCTTCAAGATTACCACTCATACCACCCATTAAAGATTGTAATTTGTCTAAAGGAGCTACAACCTCTGGATTAGATGCTGCACCAGGATATTCACCCATAAGACCCATTGTAGGGCCAGATATGATACCACCATTAGCAAACTTCTTAGGACTACCCATAGTATCAGCAGTTTTGGATAAACTATTTTTAACATAACTTCCTAAAGCAACTAATGCAATACCAGCAGCTATTGCAAGTACTGGATTTAATGATTTTAATGCTGCCTTAATCCCCTCAATAGCTAAACCAGTTGCTATTGCTAATTTACCAACTTGTATTAAACCTTCAGCTAAAATGCCTAAAAAGCCATTGATAGCACTTTCCATGCCACTAGCATTAAACATATTTGCAAATCCTTCTCCAAATGCAACAAGTAAATCAGCAAAAGTTGTAGAAAGTATATTTCTTAAACTATTATTAAAATCTTCTAATGGGTCTACTAATCCTTCTAATTGAGCTTGTAGATTAGCAGCGGCCTTATCAAATTGTTCTGTACCATATCCAGCTTCTATTGCAGATTGTCTATATCTTTCATTATCTGCTATAGCTTGTTCGATAGCTTCTTTTTGAGCTTGATAATTACCTCTTGTTGCTCTTAATGTTGCATTTAATCTTGTATTATTATTTTTTATCTCTTCATTAGCAAACTTTTCATTTATAGAACTAAGTGCAGACTGCATCTTAAATCTCATATCAAGTTGAATACTTGCTATCTTATCTGCTACTTTTTGTGCTTCTGATAATTCTTTATTATTATAAAAAGTTGCAATATTATCCATTTCTGCCCTATAAGCAGTATAATAAGTTGTGGAATCTGTGTAACCAGCATTCCTCATTGTTTGTAAATTTTCAGCTAACTTTAAACCAGCTTCATATTCTTTTTTGTCTCTTTCAGCTAAAGTTTGTGTAAATGCTTTTACTTCTGCTTGATTAGCAGCTTGAATAGCTTTTAATCTATCTTGATTAGCTTTTTCTAAATCTTTTTGAGCTTGTTGAGTCTCTTTAGGGTCGGTAAAAGAACCAAACTTTAATTCTTTTTTAGCAGCTTCTAATTCCTTTTTTAAAGTATTATATACTTTTTCAGCAGCAACTGCATTTAATCCAGCATCTTTAATAGCAGCTTGTTGATTTTCTTTACCTCTTTTTGCTAATTCTTCTGCAGTACCAATAGCTGCAGCTGCTAAGTTTCCGAAAAGATTAAATTGAACACTAAATAATTTATCCCAATTATTAATAAATTTTGATGGGTCTTTGAATGACGCAATCATCATATTAGCAGATTCTTCAGCTACCTTCGCAGCTGCTGCATTTGCCATGTTTAACTTAAATATAAAGTTTACATACTTATCACCTTGATTTATTAATGAGTCTTGAACTTGTTTAAAAGTATCTAATCTACCTAAACTTACTCCAATAGAACTATTATAATCATCTACTGCCTTCTTTTCTTTGTCTTTATTTCCAGCGGCTTCTTTAACTTGTTCATTAAGCTGCATTACTTGTAACTTAGTATCAGCATAAGCCTTTTGACCAGCCTCAAGAGAAGCATTATATATTTTTTGCTCTCTGTCAGCAGCTGTTACAGTAGTAAATAAACTTGAAATCTCTTTTTCAAAAGCAGTTACTATTGCAACTAAAGCAGAAAATGCAAAATATGCTGGGCCAGCAGCAGCGGCAATACTACCAAATAATGCTGGTAAGTTGTTCTGAATACCTCTAAAACCATAAGGTAAATCCTGCACAACTAAGGCAAGACTTGTCCATTGCTTACTTGAACTTTTTAAACTTGCTTCTCCACTACTTAATGATTGACTTAATTTATCATAATCATTCTTAAGTTTAACCATTGCTGCGTCTGTGGGGTCAAGACCATTCACCCTAAGAGCAACCATATACTTTTCAAGTGCAACTAATTCTTTCTCATTATTTTTAACACTTTTACCAAATAATTCATTAGAAGCGGTAATATTGTTTATGGTCTTAGTGTACTGGTCGGTGGCCTTAATTATAATATCAACACCTTC